AGATCCGCAAATACCATCCACTTCCAAAACTTCTTTTCTGGATTCCTGATAAGCTTTCAGAGCGTAAATCGTGTTTGCATCTGCTGTCCATGTAAGTTTCAGGGCTTTGCCGTTTTTGCCTTTAAAGCCTCTGGCTCTTAAGATTTCCTGTAAGAGGAGCACAGATGTATTTTTGTCTCCTGCTTTTACTGTCTCTGGATTAAACATGTAGCTGCCTCCTTCTGGGTTTATTGTCTTGTCTGTTTCATCTTTATCTGCAGATAAAACAATTGAATAGTCCGGTGTACAAAATTTTGTCCCCGGAAGATTACTGTTGTAATAGCTCTTCTGGCACACCCCGCCACCATTTGCCACGATACCGGATGCTCCGGAAGTATTTCCCTCAATCGTCCAGAATCTGTCTCCGGCTACTTTTGTTACAAAGCCGGTATGGGTAAAGGTACCGCCATGTTTAAAGATAACAATATCTCCAACTTTTGGATTGGCATTCTTTACAAATAAGACGCCTAAGGTTGGGCAGTATACATACGGCCAGTGTTTTAAGAGTTTCTTTGCATTATCCAGACCAAAAGCTTTCATGAAACACCAGGAGATAAACGCTGCGCACCAGGGCTGCCCCTGATAGGATGGTTTTATATCTCTCCAATATTTTGTATAGTTTGCTGATCCGGCATTTCCAGTCTTGCTGTCAAGCTGGCTGTTATTTTTCTTTTCCAGGTACCCGATCTCTTCTTCTGCAATTCCCAGAACTACGTTGATAGCTTCACTCTTTGTCATGACTGTGTTTTCCTTTTTTATATCTTTTGCTTCGTTATAATCTTTGTAAAATATATTTCTATCTACAGTTCCGCTGATGCCAGGTATCTTTGCTTTACTGGAATACTGCCAGCCCACACCAAAGTCCGGCCGGAGTCGTTCCTGTAAAGTACCGTTATCTGATGCCGGATAACGTGCAATCCAGAAATCGTATTTTTTCAGATGGCTACAAATTACATTCAGGTACCAATCCACATTGCAATAAATACCAAATTTATATCCCGCTGCCGTGATAATCTTTTCGAATGCTTCTGCCAATTTATGGATCTGTTCAGCTCCGAGGCTTCTCTGATTATTCCATTCCAGATCCAGCCAGACCGGATACTGCAGTTTTCGCCCGTTCAAAACTTTCACTACTTTTCTGGCTTCGCTCTGTATCTCCGCAACTGTCATGGCATAACTGTATTTATATGCTCCGGTTGGAATGTTATGTTTCTGACATCCGGAGTAATTTTTCTCAAAGCAGCTATCAATCACGTTTCCGGCTTCTGTGATCCGGAGTATTGCAAAGTCCATTCCGTAGTTTGCTACGGTATCCCAGTCGATTGCTCCTTGCCATGCTGAAACATCTATTCCTCTTATTTCCATGTCCGTCTCCTTTCACAGAGAAAATAGGGATTAGGGATGATCACTCATCCCCTGAATCATTCGTCCTTATTTGTCTGTTTAATGATCTGATTTACGTATGTAGAAAGTCCCGCAATGAGAATTCCCTGCGTGATTGCTGTGAAAATCGCCATTGCAACGTCCTGGCCGGTCCCGCAAGTACAAGTGGCAAACACATAGATTGCGCAGATTGCAATACTGATTCCGCCAAGGATGAGCGGGATGTACTTATCTTTTACTGCCTGTGCCTGTTTTAATGCCATTCCCACGAAATACAGGGCAATTGCTACTACGATGAGTTCCGGTTTTACATAATTTGTGATCTGTTCCATAGTCATTCTCCTTTTCTTTCCAGGTCTTCTATTCTATGATTCGCAACCTTAATCTGTTCCTCATGTACACTCATTTTTTCTTCCAGAGCATAAGTTCTTTTGATAAGGTTATTATGTTCATTCACTCTTTTGGTCAACTCTTCCAGCTTGTACTCCATAAGAGTTCGCGTCTTTTCCTGCTGTGCATTATTGCTGATCACACATACAATTAATGTAACCGCCGCACTGATGCAGGCTGAAATGATTGTTTCCATCTCTTTTTCCTTTCTGGCAATTGCGCCGGCGCAATTTGGGTAAAATAAAAAGAACCTTTCGGTTGTGCTCTGATCTTCTTCATGTGTTCTCCTATGCTGCAGTTACCTGCCAGTCAAATTCCAGATCCGGGGTTCCTGTTACAATGAAACTGTTTCTGTCTTTTTTAGATATGTAAAGATCTCCTTTTCCATATTTCGTGAGGGTTATGTAATATTGGCTTTCTATTGCATTAAGCAGGATGATGCATTTGCCATCTTCATTTAAGATTCCATGACCATGTTCTGGATAAAGTTGCTGGATAGCCGCAACCATATATGGAATTAACATACGTTCATTCCAGTCTTCCACCTGATCATTCTGATATCGGGCAGCTGCAGGCAACAGATCATTCATATCTTCTGCATAGAAACCTGGAATTGGTTTATTGTACATCCTATCTTCTTTCGAAAGGTAGCCTTCTTTATATTCAAACCAAACCACCGGTATCTTCCAAAACATGTCAATATCAGTTTTATCCATATATCGAACATGTTTTTTATACCTTTTCGATGAAGATGGTGCATAAGCTAAAGTTGCTCCATCAGATGCAAATACTACATGTCCACCCTGCGAGTAATGTACACAATTAAAAAGTTTTGGCGGCTCTGTAAATGATGCAATATTATTAAAGGTTGTAGTCCCATTAAATGTTGTTTGATATTTAAACGCAATCATTGAACCAAAGTATACACTCGAATTAAGATTAACATCCGCATTAAAGTCAACAGTATCTGTAAATGTAACCGGATCTATAAATTTAGCCGGATCTTCAATTTTGATTTCTTTTCCTGCCTGCAGGTGCAAATAATCCATACCTTTTAGTGAAGCATGACGTGCATTATCAGAATAATACGCCGACATATCCAAAAGTCCAGTTTGTGTATCACCCATATATCCTTTAATAACGCCTTCTTCTACTTTTGTAATCTTATAGGAACTATACCAGGCTTGTTTTGTTTCAAAACTACCTTGTATCGCAGCTCCTGTACAGGTCAATTTTCCAGCTTCAGTCATAGAGGAATAATCACTCTGCCACATTATTTTCTTGGCCTGCAGGCGAATGCTGTCTGCTGATTGCTCTATCAGGGAACTTACTTCTGATTTGGTGACCGTTTCTATTCTCTGCCAGAAAGATGTATTCGTACCTACAGCAGGGCCTGTACATTTCCAGAGCTGATTGACGTTATTTCCATAATTGCCATGACTGCTCTCCGGATATGTTTCAGCGCTCAAAATTGTTGCTGTATATCCAGGAAGTCCATCTGCTGATCCGGTCTTTGTTCCAGCTCCCTGAGTAACAGAATCAATCTTGAATCCATAGAAAGAATCCTGACTGCCATCTGTATGCCAGTATACATAGAATTCCTGAGTTGGTACATAAACAGTCGCTCCTGCAATACTGGTTCCACCCAGCTTTGCAGCACACTTCATCGTTCCATTATCATTATAAAAAATTTTCACATAGTCATAAGTTGTACTCTCTGTCCTACAATTTTCTGAAAACTTTATGATAAGGCCTGTATCACCGTAAAAATACCTGTAGGTATTTCCTGTAGTAGTTTGGATATAGATGTCTCCATTATGCTGTTTTTTCAGGTCCTCTGTTGTCCAGGAAGATGCCGGGGCATTACTGGTTGTTGGAATATCCAGGCCATAGAAATTACCGTTTTTCTGGTCTATAGTTTCTCCTAAAGATTCCACTCGAGATGTTATTTTATTGGCAGATACCTCAATAGCAGCATTCATCGCTGCCGTGGTTGCATAGCTTTTTAATGTATCATTCTTTACATAGCTTTCAGAAACTGCCAAGGAAATGCTGTCAGCTGACTGCTTTATTGCTGAATTCATCTCTACAGTTGTGCTGTATTTCTTTAATTTCTCATCTGTAGATTCCTGGGCAAGTTTTAAAGCTTCTTCCTGAGCTGCCTTTGCGGCATCCTGTCCCGCTTTCGTGGCTGTGGTCTGCGCATCTGAAGCATATCCTTGTGCCTGCTGCCTTAGAGTTTCCTGCGCAACTGTCAAATTTTCAGTTGTTGCATATGTCTTTGATACTGTAGTTGATAAGCCGTCTACGCTGGCTTTTATTGCTGCATTCATCGCCTCTGTCGTACTATAATTTTCTGACAGTCTTGTATTTACTGCAGTAATGTTCGCAGATAAACCATCTACTCCTCTCTTGTATTCCGCTACTTTTGCATCAAGAGCGCTGTACTGACCAGTTACCGTATCATACTTTGTTGTCAGATCCGAGAAGCTTTCTGTCAGACCAGATACATCCATCTGAACACTTGCTAACTTGCTGTACATGGTTTCTTTACTGTTCTGTAATTCAACCAGTTCACTCTCGCTGATCAGAGCTGAAATCTTTCCCTGAGTAATAGAAATACTTGTTTCGTTTGCCTGAAAACGTTTCAGGATGGCATCCTTGGCATATATGTTGATTTCCTTTTCAAATATCACACCGCCTTCCTCCTTTTCTGGAAAAATCCATAATAAAAGACATCCTAGATGGATGCCTTTTAGCATAGGTTTTTCTTTAATCAAATAGTAAGCGGTTCAAGGCCAATAGTTATATTATATATAGTGATGGCTCTACCAAAACAGTAAGCGTAAAATGGGGTGATACAAACAGTCATATGACTTCGTTTCTACTAATTGATAACAACCGCATTACCTCTTTATACATAACAGGAAAGCTGTCGGGAGTGACAGAAATATCAAAAAAATCTGAATACGCAGTACCACCCGTACTTGATGCTTCTTCGGCAACATTAAAAGTGACACTTGGCTCCTGGAGCACAGCACTTTTAATCTGCTTGGAGTCTGTGACTATAAGTTAGATAGTAACACCCGTTTTGATATGACTTCCCATTTCCTCTAATAACACCCATTTCAAAATGCTTCCATTTTCTGCTATTATTTTCAACATTTCTTATCACGCAAAATAGACCACCATTTCTGGCAGTCTCAAAAATTCCGTATGAAATCGTTCCTGGTTATGAAATGTATCGTCTAAAGGATGCTTTTACATTCTCTTCACTGACTGTTACGTACATCATCGTTGTATCCGGTTTTTGATGTCCTGCATACATTTGAATTTCCTGTAAAGGGATTCCTCTGTTGCCTGCATCTGTCAATAATGTTCTCCTGAACTTATGTGGATGAGCATGAATCTCTGTCTTGTTTCCTAAAGTCCTGAGCATGGACTGTATCGCCTGTTTGCCCAATCTTGTATGTGGTTGCTTGTTGCTCACAAATAGAGCTGGATTATTATCTTCTCTGGTAGACAGATATTTCTGCAAGTGATATGCGCAATCATCTGTCAGGTATACTCTTCTCTCCTTTTTGCCTTTTTCTCCA